GTTTAACGCCTTCACTTTTCCCATCGTCGCTTGGAATAAAAATACCACCTTTTGATATTTGTTCACCAAAATTCATGTCCGTAATAAGAATATTATCACGGACTGGAATAAGTTTTCCTGTTACTTTCATTCGTTGCCTTCCGGATCCATATCAGATACATCTTTTTTACTTGTGACAGCAACTGGTGCAGGTACGGGTGTTGCCACAGGTACAGGTGCTGGAGCAGGTGCTGGCCTACTTAAATTTATTTGACTTGGAATTCCTGAAGATATAATTTTGCCGCCGGGACCTAACTTATCTCCCCTAGCATTTACCTTCATATTTCCCACAGCTGGCTGTAACTCGTTTTGGTTAATTAGTTTGCCCATGTCTACTTCTCGACCTTTAGCCGTTCTGTAAATACCTGTTTTTTGATTAGCCATTGTAATCTCCTTAATTATACTACTACTTATCTCAAGAATTCTTGCCAGTCTAAATTATATTTGACAGAATCTATTTGGTGTACACCTAGTAAATATAGCACAAAACTAGCCACCGAACTGCCTCTACCTACTCCCCAAACAATACCATTTTCGTTACAAGTGTCCACAAAATGTTTAGTCCATTGTAGCAATGGAATCATTTTACGACTACGATATTCTTCCATTTCGTCGTAAACACGTTCTTTTTGTTGGTTAGTTGTGCAACGTTTAATACACCATTCTTCTACATCAAAGTCTTTATACTCAGGCGGCATAAACCAATCACTTTGAAGTGCTTGATCAAAATCCTCAATGCTGATAGAGTCTAACTGATCGTTAAATCTTTGAAATGTAAACCCAGCAGTTTTTTCCAACTGCTCCATGTCTTCCGTATAGTCTACAGTTAGATCTTTGAGGTTGGTTAGTTTTCCTTGATAAAGGAACTTAAATATATCTTGTGTATTAAAAATAGGATTACCAAATTTGTCTAGGCGCATAGCCTACATTTTAACTGACTTTAATTAAGCTGTCAAGTTTTTTATCCCGGTTTTCCATCATTTTTTCTAGAGTCGCTTGTCGGCGTTTGCCCAATTCTTCATTATATGTATCCAACATCAAACTTATTTGTTGTTTGACTCCGGGATTGCTGGTCATAAAATATTTTTTGGTAAGATCAAAGATCTTAGTTTCAAGATCTCCGTCTTTAATTTCTGACAAATTTCCAGAAAGTGGGTGCATTAGTATTCGCCTAGATTTTTTATGTATACAGTGGACCCACCGTCAACAGTCCACACTTCAAATACTTCTACTTTTCCGGTAGTAGGAAGGGATACAGTAACAGGATTATTACCGTATGGCCACCCGGTAGCTGTTTTTAAAACTCCGTTATTTGTTGTAGACAGTGTTGCAGTTCTTGGACTTCCGTTATTGGTTAATATAAGTCTAACAGTACTCCACATTCCAGCATCGGGCCAATTTTCAAAAGTTAAAGTTGCATTAGCTGAAAGTGTTACTTGTTGGATAGGACCGTTATCTACGTTAATTAATGCGCCGCCCGCACCAACAGTGCCTGCATTATAGAATACACCATTGAATTGTGAATACAATCCGTTATTAAATATTGTACCCTGCAATTGATTAACAGGCTGTGTAACATCTAATCCATTAGTCTGTAACAGTGTAATTTCTGCAGATGCTTCTGCAAGTCCAGCTTGGATTGCTGTGAAATTATCCCTAAAACCTTGGCTATCGTTATCTTGTCCTGCTACCGGGTATGCTACATTGATTGCTGAGTAATTTATTTGGCTTGTCATACTGTTATCCTGTTATTCTTAAATATTAGATATTTATCGTCGGTATATCCTGCCGCCGAAGTTATTGTATATCTATCAATTGTGTAATCTATTTTGGTAAAATCAAAACCGCTATGTTTGATATTTAATAAAATAGTATCTGCTGTTCCAACCTTACAGAAACATAGTGGTATAGCTAGTATGTATCCTAGTTGTTGTTTTTGTCCTGCTGGAATGGACCGCATCCATAGCGGCAAATAGTTTCTTTCAGTTTTTGCCAATATAGGAGTTCCATCTACAGTATAGCTATTAATAGCTGTGCTAATTCTTTCTTGCCAATTTGTAATACTACTAGGGAAATATGTATTAGGCTCGGGCGTATTGGTTTGATATCCTGTGCTGTCTACTGTGATATTATAATCAGGCCGATTAACAAACGGAGCATTAACTTTTAAAGAGTCTAATTCAAATTGTTCAAAAGTTGTAGGATTTCTTACTTGCTCGAACGTGTGCGGATCTAATACAATTTTTCCATGTTCGTCTAGTACTTTATGAACTTCAAATCCTTTTTGCCAAATTGAGTTGCTTATATCTGCAGTAATGTTTTCTGAAGAATTATTGGACCTAATTGATAATGGTAAATGTTTTCCATTAGGTTCTAGAGGATCAACCATTTGTATATAAACTACTTCATATACTGATTCATTAGATACTGGATCTACAGCTATTGATTTTTGTATACTTTTAAATTGAAATCGTTTACGCTTAGTGTTTAAGCCCATAGCCCCAACAATAGATGCAGCTGATTGCGCTTCTATTCCAGCATATACCAACATTGTTAGTGATGTCTGCATACCAAAATTTGTATCTGTTGGTCTGTATATACTTGATGGTGTAAATACGGTTGGATTATTAATAAAACTTTTAAATAAATCTCTTTGTTCAGGAATCAAATATGGTCTTACTGTGATGTTGTTATAAACAATATCGTTAGGGCTACTAATTGTAATTGTAAATTCTTTAGTAATTGCACTGTACCCATATTGATCTGCAGACTCGACACTGAATGTATAGGTTCTATCTACTGTGGTAGTATTTCTATCAAATGTAGTAGTTCTAGAATCAAATGTTATTAGTCCTAGTGTATCTGTATTTGCATTATAAAATTGATTCGGTATGCCAACTAGCTCGCCATCTAATTTTAAATGTATTCCTGGCGGCAAACTTCCTTTAACTACTGTATACGTAACTTTTGCACCTGCCACAGATGTTTCAGCCAATAGACGAAGTGTGCAAATATAATCTGCAGGAATAGTTCCTAAATTACGTGGACTAATCCAAGTAATTTGACTATGGATACTTCCTAATATAGTTAAATTAAACTCTTTGCTACTACTAACTAATTCTTCACTACTATCGCCGATTCGGGTTGCTGTAATTGTAAATGTAAACTTTTCTGTAACACTGGGTTGATATGGAACCATTCCATATAAATCTCCTGTTAGCGGGTCAAAATCAACTCCGGTAGGAAATTTACATAGTGTTCCTATATAAAATGCTGTATTATTTGGAATACTAATTAATAGATTAGATGTTAGTGTTAATCTATATCGCGTGTTACTTAATTTATCAACTTGTATTATTTGATATAAATGGTCATACGCACCCTCAACATAATTATTAAGAGTAAACCACTGACCAATTTTTGGAGCAACTGACACATTATCTACTGTAACATGATTGCTTGTAATAATATTATCAAGGCCATTTATTTGATAAGCTACAGCATATGTTTCGTGGTTAGTTGGTTCTTTTCTAAAAGTTACACCGGTATTATCATATAATGCTACAGGTACTGTAAGGTAATTATTAGATCTAAATGTTCCTAAATTACTATTTGTTAACCACTGGGGGTTTCTTACATAGGTACTATCTGCGGTAAACGCATCGGCTTGACCATCTAAAATAGTTGCATCGGCTCTGAATTCGTCTGTTCCTGCAACAAATATTTTAAAAATTCGTTGTGCGTTACTAACACCATCTGTTACAGTTACTTTAAACTGATAATTTAAACTTAATGAATGATTTATTGATGCCGGGATATTGTAATCAAACATTACGGTATCGTACTGATAGCTATTAAAACTATTAGTATCACCGCTAACGTCAGCAACATTCATTAAACTATTAGTTCCAGTTATCTTTGGTATGGGCAAGATATATCCACTGATAAGTCCAGAATTACTTAAAGTTAGCCCTGGCGGTAAACTTCCATCTCCGCTGGCTATAAAAAAACGTAATTCTCTATTTGTGGCAATACTTAAATCTATAACTTCTAATTGATATTCTATGTAGGTTTGATCTGTAGTATAAAATTGTTTGTTTGGACCAACAGGCAAATTTCCAGCAGATGTAATAAATGTTGGACGATGATTACTATTGATTGACATAAAGAATGTTCTGTCCGCAAAACCGGATGCAGTAACATTAACAGAATTGATGTTTTCTGTAGTGCTAACTCCAAATGTTCCGTTGTGATGGTCGGATGTAATATATGTCCCAGCAGGAATACCAGTTCCTGACAATTTCATACCAACTAAAAATGTTCCAGAAACAACTGTTCTTGGAATAAATGCACCTCCAGAAAAGGTACTATTTTTACTACTAGCACTTGCTGACGCTCTTATACAAAATTCAAATTTAGTAAAATACGCAACAATGTACGGGCTACCAAGAATATGATTTCCTTTGATATATAACCCTCCTGGCAATTTACCAGAGATTACATTATAATTTACTCCCGAATCATTTGTTACCGGCAATGGAATATTTACGGTGCGTTCTTCTGTGAGAACTCCAAAATTATAACCCGATTCTTTATTCCAAATTTTTAGCATGAATGAACCTTACTTGATTAAAACAGCAGAAAAAACAGTTCCGGCATTTGCTTGTAAAACTTGTCCTGAACTAGAACTTGTAAAAGCTGCCAAAGATACATAATCGTTGATACCATTTAGATAAACTGGAAAAGACATTGGTACTGTTCTATTAACATTTGTATTAACTTGATTTTCATTTAAATGAACAGAACTAGTATTTTTTAAAATTTTTACATACATTGAACCTGTTCCTAACCCAGATGCAAATGTTACAGAATAAGATATATTATACCAACCTGGCATGTTTGGGCGAAACTTATTATTTGAAAACCAAACGTTTACATCTGACTGTGCAGATAATGTTATAACTGTTTCACTGTTAGTTGGTATAGTTTGTACTGAAGTTAAACTAGCAGTTGTTACTGTGGTACTAACTGGCACAACTTCGGTACGAGCTAGCTCTCCAAAATCGTAATCGTTTTCTAGCGGATTATTGAATCCACTAAGAACTCCAGTGCCATTTAAATCGATAGTATAGCCTTTAGGATAATTTTGAAATCCTGTAGGATATGTAATTGTTCCTAGATCTAAATCTAAACGATTGCTAGATAGTAGTGTTGATAAAATATTATTTGAGACAGGAAAATCTAAACCATATATCGTACTATGTGTGTCACCGCCGTAGGTATAATTTCCGTTAAGATTTAAATTACCTGAAAGTTTAGGAGTACTGTCATTTTCTAATTTTGTAACTGATGATAAATGTATATGATTACTATTACTTGTATCTACAATTATAGTGGTATCAGTTGTTATTGTTTTAAATTCTAAATTTAAATTAGATGTATTTTTTCCAGTAAGTATGGCCGCGCCATTTCCAAGATTAGTTCCATTAAGTACGGCACCTTCATCAAATAAGGTTTTGAAATTATCATTAACTTTAAGAAATGCCGTACGTAAATCATCTCCAGTACCGTCGTTTGGATAAGTTCCTAACTTTATTTCTTTTAATGTTGGTATTGTCATAATCCGCTCTCTTTAGTATATTTACCCGTTTTTAAACATTGAATCTGTTGCGTAACGCTGTGTAGTTTTGTCTCATTATACCAATCTCTCAATTGAAATCATATTGTTGTTGTAAGCGCCACCAATCATCACAGTAATGCGATAGGCTTTGGTGTAGGCGTAATTCAGTACATAGGTTGCAACGTCACCTTCGCCGGGAAAGTTCCATGAAAAAATTGATGCGCTTGGGGCTGTTGTCATTGAAAAACCAGCAGATGCTCCGCCAGAACCGACACCCGAGCCATAAGTACCACCTATATAACAAGTTGCTGTTCCGGATACTGTGGCCAAACTCAATCCACGCTGACCGCCGGTTGTCACTGTGGCTTTGATATTGTCCATTGTGACAAATGTACCAGCATTGACAAAAGCACTTACACGATTGTTTAGCAGTGTTCCTACACCGGCCGCTGCTTGTGAAAGATCAATATAAGCGCCGCGAGTTGTGCCACCAGCTTCAAAGAATCTAATTCTATCGATATACTGGTCAATAACAACTTGACTGCCGCTTAGACTAGAATTTGGTGATTTTGCTAGATCGACTTCTCCACCTTCGTCACCACTGGCATTTGTTGATACCAAAATACTGCCAGTGGCATTACCAGCAGGTCCTTGTGGGCCTGTAGCGCCTGTGTCGCCTTTATCGCCTTTTGGTCCTGTAGTTAAAGTTGGTTTGTTAGTCAAGTCATCGTAATTGCCACTGAATGGAGCGGCTACACTGATAGTACCATCCAATGTCACACTGATATTAGAGCCAACCTTAACACCGCCTAATACACTTGATGTAGCTGCTGGTAGTGTGTATGTGGTGCCACCATATGTGCTACCATCACTATTTTTAATAACACCGCTTGCGGGCAATGTCAAATTACCACCCACGCCAAAGATCCAACCTCGTGAATTGTCCACATCTGTCATTATCACTATGTCAGCATTGTCTGATTTGAGTGAGAATGCACCCCAGGTTTGTGTTCTAATAATACTTTGATCCGGCAACTTTGTTGTACCATCTGTGCCAAAGGTCCAAGTTTCTTGACCAGCTTTTAATACCAAATCTTCACTGTTAGAAATATCTCCAGCAACAGTTAGTCCAAATGGCAAGTATGTTTGTCCGCTACCAGCATCAAAACTCCAGTGTTTCCCATTAAGGTCCACATTAAAATCAGTGTCGCCAGTTGCAAAAAATCCACCACTACTACCGGATATGTTTATGGCGGAAGTTTCTGGTAATGTTAGCGAGCCATCTGTGCCAAAGGTCCATGTTTTCTTGCCACCGCCAATATTATCAGTAAATGAATTTAATTCAAATCCGCCAACTGCGTCGGCCTGGAATATTCCATCTCCGTATATATTAGTGCCATTGGGCAGGCTCAGTGTGCCATCTGTGCCAAACTCCCAGTAGTTTCCAACTTCAGTGTCTATGTTGCCTGTAAAAATGTTCAAACCGTTGCCGGCTATAACACCACCTGGTGGCATGATAAATCTGCCAACTGTATCGGTATCAAACACAAAGGTATGACCTTTAGATTCAATATTGACATTGTTAGTGGCAAACAGGTTAAGATTACCAGAGGCTGATTTAATAGTTGAGTCGGCTGGTACGGTCAAAGTGCCATCAGTTCCAAAAGTCCAATCGTTACTATTAGATGTAAGTTTAATAGCGTTGAGTGAATTGATAGTTGAAGGACTTACAGGAGGCGCACTACACTCGACATTTGCGGTCCATCCAGCAAAGCCAGGATATTCTACATTGTTTAATACAATAGTAAGAGTATATCCAGCTATGCCGTGAGCGGTTTCAGTAAAGGTATAAGTATCACCAGTTTTATAACCTGGATTGTTTTGTATAGGGAATATCTGTGCCACTGTGGTGGATACCACATCATGGGCATCTGCGGTAAAGGTCACATCCAAGGTCCAAGCATCGCCGCCATATGGTCCAATGTCTGGTGCAAACCCGTACACTGGCAACAGTACCGCAGAAAATGTTTTGCTCCATGTTTTGGTCGGAACTGTTAATGAGCCGTTATTATCAAATGTCCAAGTGTAAGCAGTATCAAGCGCATTAGTTGTTAGTTCAACATTATATCCAATCCTAACATTTGTCTTTGGTCCATTGCCTACAACATCTAAACTGTATAAATTCAAAGTGCTTTCCGAAGAGGAAATGCTGGCCCAGTTATATCCTTCCCAGTTGAAATTGATAGCACCGTTACCACCAAGACTGCCGTCTGGCATTGTCAATACACCATCTGTGCCAAAGGTCCACGCCTGATAAGAACCTGTGTTATCAAAGCGAGTATTGATTAAAAAATCTGTTCCGTTTGGACCAAAGATACCAGCAGAGCCTTCTAGAGATCCAATCAATGTACCATTAGGGAATGTTAGATAACCATCTGTGCCAAAGGTCCAAATGCTTGGATCCATAACATCATTGGAATTTAGTGTTGCTATTTCTACAGTAGCATCTGTTTGAGTTGGTTGTAGTCTAGTGTTATTGCTATAAGCACCTATTTCAAAATTGCCGTTGAGAGTTAGTCTATCGTTAGAATTACCAATAACAAGCCCTCCCGGCAATGTTGTAGTACCATCTGTGCCAAAAGTCCAAAAATTTTGATTACTGTTAATTCTTATAGGGCTAGCACTTTGTAGTAATGCTCCAAGACCATCCGATCCGTTAGGAAGGTTTAGGTATCCATCTACGCCGAGACTTACTGTATAATCACCATTTACTAAGGTTGATCCATTTCCAACACTAGGTGTATTCCAACTCAATGTGCCTGTACCATTGTTGTACAAGTAACCAGCTGTGCTGGTAGGTAACACAGCAAAGTTAGGTGCATTTGTGATGTTGTTCCATGTTAAGGAAGTACTGGTAATATAATTGGCATCGTTGGTAAAAGTACTCACATTGGTGGGCTTGTTTTTAATATAGTCAATGTGTGTTGAATCAGTTTCATTCCAATCAGCTTGTGTTTGATTGGGAATACTGATAACACCATTTAAGTCCACATTGATATTTGTACCAACAGTAACACCGCCCAATCTGCTATTGCTAGCCGGAGGAAGTATGTAACCAATGCTACCAGCTTGCGCACCCTCTACAGTCCACTTCTCTCCATCCCAGGTGTAGGTAATTCCGTTTTGTGCAAAAAAAGTTTGCCCTTGGTATGTAGGTGTTGGAAAACTTAGTATAGTCATTATAGGTCCTTATTACCAATTATTGTTATTATCAAATGCTATTCTGCGCCAAATTGGTGTGCCCAGGCCTTGCCAAGTTGCTGTACAGAAATAATAATAGTTGTCATCTGCACTCCATTCGCCTTGTGTATCGCCACTAGCACCTTCTGCATGCTCGGGAGGAATTGCCTTCCATTGGCTTAGAGGAGGACTAGCTTCGACCCAGTGATTTTGATAGTACACAAATAACCTACCACTTTGATCATCATACCATATATTATTTTGACTAGGATTACCAGGAGGACTAGCATCTAATGTAATTACAGCATTACCAAACGCATCAGGAATCAGTAAGTAACCAGTTCCCGATCCGTTAACAGCTAATAATTTATTAGCGTCCCCTATTCCAGGAGCTGGCACTACACCAGTTCCTAAACTGGCGTATAACTCATCAAAGTTATTATTGCATTTTATAAAAGCGGTTCGTATAGCATCCCCGGCTTTGTCATTTGCACTTGCACCAACTAGTATATTTTGTTTAGACATTATATTCTCCCTACGGCAACTTCGATGATTCCAGCTTCGCTGTAATCTTTATCTTCTAATGCTTTACCAATAATTGCGCCCAGTGTTGGATTTAATGCTTTGACAGCATGCCCAGGAGTTGCACTTGTAGTCAGCATGTCTCCTTTCTTAACACGCCCAACAACTAAGCAAGGTACCCGACCAGCCAATGCAAGACAAGCTCTTGTTCCTTCTAGTTCATTATTCATTATGTAGGCTGGATCAGTTGTTACAATACCAGCTGCACGAGTATCGTTGATTAATGTAGTAGTTGTAACTTCTGCATCACCTCCAAAAATTAACACAGTACCAGGAGCATACTCTGCATCAGCGCGGTACCATTCTGCCAAGTCACTGTATGTGGCCTGTAGTTGACTTCCGCCATGCAAACTCCAAATACCTGTAATAGTTCCAAGATTGGTATCTGAACCAGTTGTTAGTGTCCCAGATTTTAATATACCACCATAGGTATACAAGTCAATGGTACTACCAGCTTGTACTTGATAATTACCAGTTATGTTACCAGTTGTTAGTGTATCGCCTGTAGTAATAGATGTTGCTTTAAGAGTTCCGTTACTGGTATCAAATGTTCCGTAAGTAGTTGTAGTAGTATCGCTACCAGTAGTTCCTACGCTGGTCATAAAATATGTAGAACTAGTACTTGCTCCAGGTGTACTGAAACTTACAGTAGTTCCTGCAACTTTTATAATCGGATACGTTGCAACTTTTAATATAGCAACGTCAACACTTCCGTCAGTTGCATTACTTTTTACAATAGCTCCTTTAGCGTTAGTTACACTCACTGCTGTTACACCGTAAGTATTATTATCTGTAGTCACATTGTCATAAGTTACAGTCATTACACCGCTAGAATTAAACGAACTATCAACAACTCCTCCAGCCGCCGCCACTACGTCACTAGGACTTACCACTGTCGGGCTTGCGGTACTTGTTGTTAGGTTAGCCAGTACTGATCCAGCACTTATCTGTGCTAGTTTGCTCAACTGTATACCATTAGTTGTACTTGTACTGGTTAGTAAATTAATCCAACCATTTGTACTGGTAAACACGTTACTATTAAATACAGCAAGGCCTAAGTCAGCTTGTACAATTGCACCACTAGTTCCTGTCCCACTAGTACTAGTTGCCAATGTTCCTGCGGCACTTAAACTTAATTTACTTTGTACAATACCTGCGGTTGCACTAACCATCGCATTGGTAATGGTTAAATTATTAATACTAGCTGTTAAATTCCCAGTAGCGCCGCCTATTCCTGGTGTATATGTAATACTAACATTTCCACCACTAGTGCTAGAAGCAACCCATTTTGTACCAGTGTATACTAATAAATCGTTTTGAGTTTGTGTTGTGAAAACAATTGGAGTAGTACCGTTTGGAGTAGTATTGTAACTAGCATCAATAGTAACAGTTCCAGTACCTCCTAGCGCAGGATTTGTATATGTAATGTTAACAGCTAGGACCGTTTGCCCTCCGGTAAAACCGTTTCCAGAAAGAATCATTCCTGGTAAAATAGTTCCAAATACACCAGATACTGTTAGTACATATACCGGCGGACTAAATCCACTAACTCCTATACTAATGTAAGTTGCTGTTGCCTTGATAGCAACATCTAACATTTTATATAGATTATTATATGCAGCACTAGATCCGTCCACATATGCTTTATTGGCGGCATCGGTAGTATATGTAGGGCTTGCCAAATTACTAACAGTAAAGCCTGCGGCATTAATATTACCCTTCATACCTAGCGTACCGTCTAATGCTAAGAAGCCTGGACCAATTAAGTTAATTGCAGGTGTTGGACTACCGCTATATGTCAATCCTAATCTAGCATCAAAGAATGTTCGTATAGCACTTTCAACCGGAACAGTATCGCTAGCGTTTTGAGCCATTGTGCCGTCAGTACTAAATTCTGCAACAACAACACCTTTCTTAAATCCTAAACCGTCTAAGTTGCTCAACGCAATACTTGCACTAAATGTAACAGTACCTGTACCTTGGTCAACGCTGAAGAAACGACCTACTCGGAAAATACCATTTTCATCTGTGGTTACATAGAACACACGACCAACAGTTTCTTCAAGTACTTGATGACTTGCATTAAACGGAATAGCTGGATTACCGTAAATCTGTGTTGGGTAATTACTAGTATTATATCCGCCAGTACCAATATTTAAAAAGTCATGACCTGTAACACGATTGGTACTAATCTTAACTGTGATCTGTCCGCCCGATCCAGCAGGATATCCTAATCGTAAATTAGTTACTCCTGTGGCAGGGAATGGTTTACTTAAACCTAAATAGTTACTAGTAGCACTAGTTACTTCTTTTGCAATCGTAGTAGTTGTTGCTACACTGAATACTCCAGGATCAAATGGATACTCTAATGTTATACTGGTTGCTGAACTATTGGTACACTTGTAGAAACCATTATATAAACTATTTGTATTTCCAGTGACATAGTAATATGCATTGATTGTAGGAGCTGTAGTAGTTGAGAAACCAAGTACTACAGAATAATTATTATTAACCGAATTATATGTCTTACTAGTATAAGTTATACTAGTGATGTTAGTTCCAAATCCATATGCTGGGCTAAAGAAAGTCATTAATCCAGTTGAGGTACCTACCGCCAATACCGCAAATGTGCTTCCTCCATATTGTTGACTTACTGTAATTTGTTTAGTACCTGAATTTACAGTTAAGATATAATATGTTGTTCCTGAAATCAAGTTACCCAATGCACTTCCACCTGTTGGTGTAGTAAATGTAATTTGATTTCCAGTCGTTAAATTAGCAACGGTACTTAAAGTAATATAGTTACCAGTAGCTGTTAGTGTTGTTGCATTACCATTAGTTCCAGGATCAGTTGGATATAACAACGTAGCTTGAACATTATTAACACCTGCACTGGCAACTGTGCTAATTGTAACTGTAGAAGTTAGCACTGGTGTTAATATAGCAGGAGTTGCTCCAGCTACAGTGCCAACAATAATATCAGGCAAACTTGTATATCCGTATCCAGGACTAACAATAGTCACGCTTTGAATACTGCCACCGGCCATTATAGGAACAGCAATTGCTTGGGTTGTAGCACCACCGCTATTTACAGTTCCAATGGTTATTGAAGGTGCGCTTGAATAATTTGATCCTCCGCTAGTTACAGTAATACTAGCCATTGTGGCTACTAGGCTAGCACTTATTTGTGAACCTGCTTGAACCCAAGCCGCAGGACTTACTGTAATTTGTGTCGAGCTATCAACACTTTGAATGATAGTCTGATTTGGTAAAATATTTGCAAACGGAGAACTTATTGTTGCACTGGTTAATGTAGCCGCACCAGTTGTTGCACTTGCAAATGTTACAGAACTATATCCTCCTGATGTAACTGTATATGTATTATTATAAGCTGTTGTGCCTGTTATACCTGAAACAATAACTGTACTTCCCGTTGGGAACAATATTCCAGTTTGTGTTGTAAAGTTTATAGTTACATATCCAACACTAGGGCTACTGGCCACTAAACTAGTAAGCGCAGCACCGGATAATGAAATATTAAGGTAACTAACAACCATACCTTTTGCCAAATTAGATGTATCTGACACGGTTATCTGTGTTGTATTAGTAACACCGACTACTTGATAAATTCCGTTATAATTTGTATTAGATTGATTTGCAACAGTTAAGTAGCTATCAACTGGAGGTAACACAGCACCAGGGCTATAAGGAATATTAAAAGTAACATACTTACTAGTATTACTAGTTGGTTGCAATGTTTGACTACTAAATGTCATAGCAGGAATTGAAGTTCCTGTACTAGATAAATTGTAGACACTATTTGGATCAATAGTTAAAAATGCATTCGAACTAACTCCAATACTAATAACTCCCGATGGAGTGGAAGCTGGTGCTTTTGTTAGCACAATTGTCATTGTGCCGCTTGCTAAACTTGAACTTTGTACAAATTGTGTACCATCAAATCCAGCACCGGTAACAATCTGCCCGGCTGTTACACTACCTGCAAAACTAGTTAAAATCAAAGTAGTACCTGAACTACTCACACTATATAAACCAGTAGAAGGAGTAACTAATTGTGTATAACTTATTACCCTAAATACTTTTCCACCCCATCCTGTAAGATACGTTCCTTGATTGATTTGATTTAAGACTTCTGTATTTTGTATAGACAATACAGCTATCTTACTATCACCTAGTGTGTATCCTTGTGTCTGCGCTGAAAATATTACAGTACCAACCGGAGTTAGTACAGGTACTCCGCTTAATGTTACTGTATAAGAAGTACCGTTAATTGCTTCGGCAGAAATTGCTGTGCCTGTATAGTTAGTTTGCCAGAAACTTCCGCTACCTGTACCACCGCCAGAAATAAATGCTGTAATATAAATTCCTGTAAGTCCAGTGCCCGACAATAGTTGACCAACAGAAATACTTCCAGTAGCCAGTGCACCAATTTGTAATTGACCAGAAGAGTTAATAACTGATCCGGTTGAAGTAAATGCATTGGTTACTACATTTGAAACAGTTTGATTACTGAATCCAACACCGCCTAATGTTTGTCCTATAGCAATAGACCCAACAGCATTGTTCACGGTTAATGTTGTACTACTAGTACTATTGCCGGTTCCGTTGATTGCCACAAATGCACGAGCATTATAATTAACAAGATCGGCATTTTTAATACTAGTATTATCAACGACAAATTTATAATATGAAAAACTGCTGTCTGTAGTCAATACCGCTACGTTTGGTGGTAATTGTTCTCCGGTACTTTCTGTTAAACCGTAACTAATAATACGATAGATGTCGGCTAAGTTACTACTGTATTGTAAAGCAGTACTAGGTCTTACAGGCTTAACATTGGTGATATTTAAAAATTTAAGATTTTGTAATGGACGAATTATTACCTGTTGTCCGTCATACAATGCATATACTAGTCCAGTGGTTGCCGTATTATTTGTACCTGTAGTACTTAATCCTAAAGCCAAGACATTTTGTTGATTTATGTAAACTGTAGTATGCGTAACTGTGGTTATCAAATATCGAATAATACCGCCGCCGACAGCAGTGTGATCAATTTCTAACTCACTTGTACCTTGTGGTAAGTACTCCCATCCAATGATGTATACTGTTAAATTTTGATTAGTTGCTGTAGTTTGAGTTGCTAAGTAAATACCTTGTTTGTATACTCGAGCAACTTGAACCATATCGTTAGCTAAGTTTACAGCATTAGGTAATTCTGTAACGTCACTACCGGTTGCTCTTAGTCCATAAACGCCGTAGGCACTCGAACCAGCAACACTTCGAATTTGACCACCGTTTAACGACCAATAACTAACATAGTTATAGTATGTAAACGCACTAACTGCTTCCGCTCCAGCACCGTTGGTAACTAGTACTCCATATCCAAGATCGTTGACTTGTGTAAAGTCATTACTTAGCATGGTTTTGTTTCCGCCGCCTTCAATATTAATTCCAATGCCAGCACCAGTACTAATATAATTTACTGTGTCACTTATAGTTGTGCTAGCAACAGAGCTAATAGTGGCAAAATCTGCTTGCGCCAGTGCATCTTGGCTAGTAATTATTGGAACAACTCGTGTGATAGCAGGAGCTCCTACTATTTTAAGTATCGAACCATCATAATTATTTCCGGCAACGCTAACGCTAGTACTAGTTGCAGCTTGGCTTAGTGTAGCTGTTCCTGCTGTAAAATTAATATTACTGATAGTAGTGGCTGGACTTGAAACAATTCCTGTCCCAGTGATAGTTGCACCATTTGTCAGGTACGGGCTATACGATAACAACGTAATAGTTGTTGATCCAGTAGTAATTGTTGCTGCAAATGTATCATCAAATAATCCGTCTTCGACATAATCAATTAATAAACTAATTAAGTTGCCAGCTGTAGTAGCTTCTGTTGCGGTAGCAGCTGTATAACTTGTAGTATCTTGTATCACCAAATTACCTGAACTTGGTGTCACACTTATATTTTGTATAATTGATTTTAATACAGTGTTTAGATGTACAAAGGATGCAATACAAACTTCTTGGTTTGTACCTAACTGACTTGCACCGTCGTAGTATAATTTTGCAAGATCGTATACAGCAGAATTTCCTCCGTATAATAAATCGTAGCAAATAGCATCTACAATATAACCTGTATCTCGTTGACTTTTTACAGCATTGTAATTAAGTAAACTATTAGTGACATAGTTACTAGAGATCCAAGATGATATTTCAGATTGTATAAATTTTTTATTTGCTGCAATAATGCGTCTAGCATTAGATAAATTTGTTAATGTTGATGGTGTACTATTCAACCATCCAGTATTACCCGCTACTGGATCGGTAAATGAAAGAGTTGGTACACTATTTACACCGTTAATTAATATATTATTAACTGTTTGTAAACTGTTATCAATTTTTACTTTGTTACTATATTGTATACTTTGTAAATCAAGTTGACTTCGAGTGTAATATATTCCCTGAGTAACAAAAGTTAATGCTGTTGTTGCAACTATATGCTGAGGAGCAATATATCTAAGACCTTGGAATATACTGTTATAGTTTGTACCAAACACCATGTCATATTTTGCACCAGTGATAATATAATTTAAATTAGTTGCAAAGGTTGAACTACTGTATATATCAGCTGGATTAAAAGGGGTACTAACATCTAATGTTAGTACTGCGGTAGCTGTTGAGCTATTGTAACTAACTACGTCGTTAATCTGATATCTATATCCTTGCAAGTAATACGCACAAGGTGTTTGAGGAGGTCTTATATCCAAACCACTGTTTACCGATCCTTGAACAGTTATTTGAAGTCCGTTGTTAGCAATACCGACAATAGTACCAAACAATCTTCCTGAAAATCCGTCAACAAACTGTCCCCCGGCAAATCGTTTTCGATTAATACTTCCACTAAAACTAGCAGACTCTTGACCGTATGGTGATTTAGTTTTAATTTGACCTTCGGGGTCTAATACCATGGAGAATCCTCCATGCCCTTGCATTGTTACCAATTTGATACGGGTAGCATCGTTACACAAGAATACATCCATCTCTTTATTATTTTTTGGAATACTAGTGATATCCAACGGATCGGTTAAGTAGTGACGTCCGTAGTTAATAGTTTTAAACATATGCCAATGATTTGCAGCAAGAGTTTGCACTTTACTAAACGGATAAACTGTAGTACAAGTCATTATGTTGCCACTAACTGTATCAACTACAGCTTTACCTGTACTAATATTACCGTATATAACAGCACTAGCTGAAACTTTAAAATTAACAAATGTTACTGTGGCTGTATTATTATTAACACTAATTGTGCTAATTGGAAAAACACCATTGTACGTAGTAGGAGTCATTCCTTCTACAACAATATTATCGCCAGAAACATATGGATTTGCCGGCATTGTATTGCCTTCAATTGGCACAAATGTCATAGTGACTACATTAGTTGATGTATTAACCGATGCTCCTGTTACAGCATATACATTTTCTGTTATTACTAAACCAACCCAAGTTGGTAAAGTTTGAACATTATCGCCTAAAGTTACTGTAAATGTTCCTGTGGTATTACCAAGAGTTAATGATGTAGCAGCTTGCGATGCGTAGTCAGTACCAGCATAATTTATTAATCCAATCTGTAATGCATCAATAATACCATCTCTATAGAAGAATATTGATCTCCAAGGGCTTTGGCTAACAGCATCTAACGGACGAATAATTGTTCTACGGAAGTCGTCACCGCTGATGGTAACGTTTGCTGGAATACGAATTGGATAATGCTCGTAGTAAATACCACTTTCAAGGAAAATAGTAATGTTTAAATTTTTAACTACTTCACCGTAATCAAGAGTTTCCCCTACTTGGAAGAATCCAGGTTGTGTTAAATGAACTTTTATCGTGTCATAAGGAAGTGTAGTACCTGGAGCATAGTTTACAATTAAGCCATATGCATTGGAATTAACACCAACTAATATTTTTCCAGGTATGATATGTACATCTCCAGGAATACCTTGATCAACATAACCGTTACCACCATTACTAAATTTTACACTATAGTATCCACTACCATAATTTGGAGTTGGAGCCGCGCTAACTCCTAATTTAATAATATTTAAAGTTAATCCAATATTGCTTGTATATTGGTCAACGGCGGGGCCTGACGGATTCTTTGTTAAATCAGGAAATGGTTGAACCAATTGTTGATATCTTGCTATAGCAGAGTTGTTAAGAACGCGATATACTAGACCAAGGGTATTGTTAGTTCCGTCATATCCTCCGTCACCAAATGCAAATGTTAAACCGTCTAACGTCTCAGTCAACTGAGTTCCAATTGCAATACTCTTCGCACTGGCGTTTTTATAATAGGACAATCCAGAATTAATACTTTGATAATTTCCAGCTACTAACAGGTCGATCACCATGGCATCTAAGATATATCCAATATCTCTATAACAAGTACTTTCGTTATAATTAAAGCCGCCTGTGTAAGTATTTCTTAAATAATTTATAGTATTATCGGTAATTATTGCAGTGTTATTATTAATGATTGTCTGCGCACTAACAAAGTCAGATCCATATAAGTTGTTAGTAACTGTTGGTGGTACCACTGAGAAATTTTGAACAGTAACAATTTGTCCTACAGTTGTTCTTGCAATAATTGTTTTAACATTATTAACTAAATCTATCGTAATTGTAGATGCCCCAACAATTGTTGAAATCTCACTAACTAATGGATCTATAATTGATGAAGAAGGGTTGGCATTTAATAAACTAGTAATTGTTGCGCCAGTACTAGATAATATTGCATCAGAGAATTTAGTTTCTAAACCTTGTCCGATTGCACCAGCACATGCAATAAATTCTTGGGCAATTGCACCACTAGCTGTATTACCGCCGTAAGTTAAATCGTATGCTATTGCTTCAACAACATAACCTATTGCTCGTTGTGCAAGGGCAACGTCGTATACAGTTGTTGGGTACTGAGCAGTAATATAAGTTGTAAATGCTGTTTTAATAGTTGCTAAATTTGATAGCAAAGTATTTTTAGCATTAATACTATCAGTTGATAACCCCGTTGGGTTTACCAAACTTACAGTTGGACGACTACTAATTCCATTTTCTAAGAAAGTTGTAATCAATGAAAATAATTCAGTAGTTACAGAATTAACAACCGGACTGTTAATTATTGAATAGTTTCCATCTACGTAATTAAGAGTAACAGAAATTAATCCAGTAGATATACTTTCAGATACTACTGTTTGGCTATTACTAACAACCCAACTTGCTCCTGAACCAGATACTAATTTTGTACCGCTGGTAATTCCTACACCGGCAATAACATCAGAAGTTCCTATTGAACCTGTGATTCCGCCAGTGATAGTTAATCTTGATGTACTACTTCCAATAATTGGATTGATGTTACCTGTAAAACTAGCTCCAATCTTTTGTGATTGTATTTGTGAACGTATGTTCTGCAATGTTGAACCAGCATTAGAAGTTGTTGGATATACTACAGTTATTGATCCGCCACTAATTATTACAGTGTCTGGCTCTCCTATCAAGTTTGCAGGAGAAGGTGTTCCACCGACACTTCCGATAATACTTATAAATGAAGCAATGTTATCAGCTAGCCCACTGGATTGTGTTCCACCTTCGATGTAAATTTCATTAGTATACTGTGTGGTTGTTTGTTGATAAAACTTTGCAGGTGCTCGGTTGTTGATTACATCATCAACTAGTGTACCTAAATATCCGTAAATAGTTTCCCAAAATATTGGAGGATCAATACTTAGAGTGCCACTGTATAACCAATATCTTAATCCAGAATTAACTGTACGACTATTACCGCCGTACATCATATCATATACTAATCCCCATACCACGTATTGAATATCTCTTTCACAGCTAGTTCTGTTATACTCAACTTTGGGGAAATTCGCTGTAATAAATGAAACTAGTTCTGCTTGTAAAAATGGTATATTACTGATTAACAAATACTTGGCACTTGTTTGTCCAGTAGCAGTAACTAATAAGTCAGGAAATACAGGATCTGGAATTTTTCCAGATAAAATAATTGAATTAATCGTTGTTATTAAATTTTTAATAACAGTAATGCTACTAGGGGAACGAGTAACACCGTTATTCCAACTTGCAGTCTGTGTAATTATATTTGATAAATTAATCAAGGCTCCGGTAATTTCGGTAGCACTTAAATCAGTATTTGCACCGTCGTTGAAAAGTAATCCTACTTGTATACTTTGAAAATTTGAACCAAATATTAAATCATAGCATATTGCATCAATAACTTGGTCAATGTAATTGCTGGCAGCAGGAACATTATAAGAAAAGTCTTGTGCTTGAGTTTTAATGAAATTAATCGCATCTACTAGTTGAATATAATAATTGTCTACAAGACCAACATTTTTTTCGTTAAAAAGTAAACTAGTCTGTGTTACACTATTATAGTTTGTTAATATACCAGTAGAATTTGTAAAAACTAAATCGTATCCAACACCTGTTATTATATTTTCTATAATATTAGACCATTGTGTTACATCCAGTGTAAATTCATTAACATATTTTCTATTCAAATATGCAATTGTTTCTTTCTGAATGAATGATTTATTTTTCTCTAATAGGTATGCGGTATCAGTAATACCTACATCTACTCCGTCACCAGGAGTAAGCCCAACTAACCAAGGAAGTGTTTCTGTTGTGTTATTGATTACTGTACTTTGATATTGTGTCGGCCCAATAGTATAAGCGATAGTTTGGCGATAAGGACCAGGTTCATTACTGGCAAGATTAATTAAATTTTCAGCTTGTAATGCTGCGGCACTAACAGTCTTATAAGCATATTGCCAAGCACGACCTTCTCTACCTACTGGCGTATTACTTTGTAAATCATCACCTTTTGTGGCGCTAACATATAAGTTAACTCCGCTAAAATATGTATTATTGTCTACATATCCTTTGGTAGCTGCTTGTAAATCAGAAGAACTAGTTAGTATGCCCTTACCAGATAATGGACTTGGGTGATCGCTTAGAGTTAAAGCACCTGTCATAGTGTCGCCATCTCGGCGAACAGCATGTTTTCTTTGAATTGCTTCAGTGCCTACATAGTTACCTGATAATGTAGGATCGTAGTCAACATCGTTAATTTGTGGTACTAGCGGTTCATCTCTTACTTTAAGAGGACCAGATAATGTACCTGAATCTGTTAATTGCAGATAATGTGCATTTGCATAGCCAACAGTTACTGCAAATGAGTCTTTAGATACTGGAGCAAATCCTTGTTGTCCGTAGTAAGTGTTAAAATTATCTACAAGTGAATCTGTCGGATCAGCAAGATTTCCAAGAGAAAAATTACCCTTACCATTAATGCTTTGTTTTAAAACTGGACTAGTTGCAGATAAGAATCCGTCACTGTTGATTCCAAGAGTTAGTTGACTATTATTAGAGGCATCAATAGTAAGATTTCCAGTTCCTACAAGAGTTCTGGCTGTAAGTCCAGTTCCTGTACTGTTTGCCATAATAACTTGGTTGGCATTATATGCTGTACTGGAAACTGTACCAAGTGTAATAGTATTAGTGTTTGCTGAACTTAAAAATTTTACTGATGTTGGAGTAGCATCAGTAACAGCATATGTTCCATTGTATATACTTGGAACAACATTTTTAATAATAATGTTTTGTCCCACTGTGAACGGACTTAATGATGTATCTGTATTACTGAATACAATCGTAACTTTTGTATTGTTTCCGCTAATGTTTGTTATAGGGTATGTTTTAGTTCCAGGAGCGTCAGCTAAGTTACCAAATTTAATTTGTCCACCGGCACCAAACACAGCATATAGCTCTGTGAAGTTTTGATTAATTTTGGTAAAACTTTCGCGGATACTATCGCCCGTACCGTCGTTACCTTGAATACCTACATTAATAATATTTTGTGTCATTTATTTAAACTCCAAAGCTAGAACCACATCCGCAAGTTGTAGTTGCGTTAGGATTCTTTATGCTGAATGTGCTACCCATTAATTCTTCTTTATAGTCTATTTCTGCACCTGTGAGGTATTGCATGCTCATTGCATCTACAAGTACTTTAAAACTGCCTGTTAGCGGAATTTCAAAATCGTCTTCATTTACTATTTCGTCAAAAGTGAATCCGTAACTAAATCCACTACACCCGCCGCCTTGGACAAATGTACGTAAAAATAAATTGGGATTGTTTTCTTCTGCTAAAAGATCTAGTATTTTTAGCTTGGCTGAATTGGAAATAGTGATCATGATTGCCCTCGATAGAGTATTTATCAAAAGATTTTTATAATCTTAATGTAAATACATGATGTTCATAGGCACTGAATTTCGTCAAACACAACACGTGAGAACTAGTAAACGTGGTAAACATCACACTTATAGTCGTAATAAGACTGTATTGGTACTTCAGTGTGATTGTTGCGGAGAAGTGTTTAACCGAGATAAAGGATCTATGGATCCTAATCGATTAACAAATAATGTTTACCATGTATGCAGCAAATGCGATATTAAAAAATTTGCACAAAGTAAAGGCGTTGAAAGTAGGAATGTATGGAGTATTCCTGCCAGTAGCCTTAAGACCGTAGACCAACTCTAGAGCTGACAATATTCCAGTTGATAATTTTCCATTGGTTATTTAGGTAGCTTTTTTTATCAGCCTGGTAATCTAATGCCCAGGCATGTTCCCACCAATCAATTAACAATACAATATCTAGTTTTATTTGATGATTTTTAATTGTTTTGATAGTACCATCACTTGCCAAATATATCCAACCGCTACCTTGTATTTTCATTGCTTCTTTTTGGAAATCATCCTTGAATTTATCAAAACTTTTAAAATATTTGTTGATAAAATTTTCAGCAATATTTGTGGGTTGATTGGATGCCTGTGGTGCTTGGTATTGTGTGAACAAAATATGGTGTAAAAACGCACCCGCTTCATTGAAGTCTGCATCGCCTTCGCCGTTGTTAAAACGGTCAACATAGCCCTTGTACAGTTTTCCATAATGATATTTCATAGTATCTTCGGATATAGCAGGCTCCAATTCGTCCTTTTTGTAGGGAAGAATTGCTTGCTCTAGTGTCTTAGGAGCATGGCCTTCATTTAAACTAACATAACGAATAAAGTTGTACATAATGATATTTATCAGTATAAATAATCCACAAGGAGGAACATATTATGTTCAAAAAAATCAAAGAGTTTTTCGTAGGAAAACCAAAAGAAGTTGCTGTTGAAGCACCTTATAAAACTGAATCTGCCAATGAATCAGTTTTAACAGTTGTGCCAGCAGGTACTGAGGCTTCTGTTGCTGCTCCAACGCAAGTTGCTCCAGTTACTCTAGCTGTAGAAGGTGCCGGTGCAGTCGAAGCTCCAGCTGAAAAGCCAGTTAAAGCCAAAAAGACACCAGCAGCTAAAAAAGCACCTGCGGCTAAGAAGCCACGTGCGCCTAAAAAGCCTAAAGCAGAGTAATTAAAACTTAGATAATTGGCTAGAATAGTTAGCCATATCTTCTTGAATCCTAACCCTTCGTTTTTCGTCGAGGTTAGGATTTTCTTCTAGCTCTTCCCTAAGAGTTTCCAACCTGTGTATTAGTTGTTCTCGAGATAGCTTTTGGCTTGATTGTACAGTTCCATGCTGGCGAGATTTTTTCCCTTGCTCTCGCACATTATGTCGAACTGGTTTAGAAAAGTTATTGCCCATTCGTTAGTTTTGTGATTCCAATAAAAGTCACTGTGTGCCCTTAGTTTTTGTTTCTTGTAGCCATCTACAAGTAACTGTGCGTGATCAGGTGCTAGATTAGTGTCATGATTGACGAGATAATCTTCACGAGATACAGAATAATGAAGTGTAGGGCGGAGACCACGCCAACTATCCACGACACGCTTAACACGATCGTCTGTCGAAGAGATATACTCCCCTTCGCGAATCCAATGATGGTGAATATCGAGCACAATAGGAACGATATCGCTAATATCAAGACAGTCATTTAGTCCCCATGCGTTTTCTTCGTTTTCAATTGTAATGCAATTTCTTGCTTCTGGACTGAGCCGGGCATATGCTCTGCGTATGCCTTCAGGGCCTTGCTTGCCTGAAATGTGGACATTAATTTTAAAGTCTTGGAACGATTTTCCAAAACCCATATAGCGGGCCATATCTGTGTGATATTCAAATTCATCTATGCTTCGTCCGACAATGCCTTCGTTAATGCTAGCCAGAACAACAAACTGACCAGGATGCATACTAAGACGGGTATTGCTTGCACGAGCACTATCACCAATAAGGATAAAATTGCGTTCAAGATATTGAACCACATCGGGTCGTTGCCAAAAATAACTCCATGTTGGCTCGGTATAAGCAGGAAGAATGTCGCTACTAAGACGAACCATCCTAAGATTTTCATTAAGTTCTCCTACACGGTCTACAAGTTTTTTTGTAGCCGCCAGATTCTGGACCATTAGATCCCAGAGCTTTTGCTCTGCAACGTCCTTCGACTGTCTATTTAACCAACTTATGGTAGTTGTACCGGTGTTGTATTGTTTAGCATCGTCGGTTGCTTTAATACCGTTGACTTGTTCAGGAGTGTCGATCCATTTACATGCAAAGCCTATACGTTTCATTACCAATGCCTTATGACGCCTGAGATTATAAAAATGTTTGTAAGTATGTATGATAACACAATTACAGTACGAATGCAAGCAATTCGATCCGCTTCTGCGTCCGAACTGCCTGCTTTTTCACCTAATGCTTTGGCCCAACTACGCCAAAAATTATGAAAGAAGATCCTCATTCCACTCACGATGCCCTTCTCTAAAAGCCATATTAGCCTGTGTCTCGCGAACTTCTACACGATAGCACCACAAACGTGC